GGTGCGCAGAGGCGCTGTTCTTCACTGGGCATTGAGCGGCTTAATCATTCAGTAACCGATCGTAATCGATCGTGACCGAGGTTCACCAGATGGCCAAGAACTCGGCCGAATTGGTCTCTTTGAGTGCGTTCTCGCGGGAAATGGGTGTGACGCTTCAGGCTGTCATGCAGGCCATCAAGAAGGGCCGCCTCAAAGAAAGTCTCGTTCGTGACGAGAAGGGTAAGTTGAAGATCCGAAACGTCGCCCTCGCCCAGCTGGAATGGAGCCGCACGACCGACAACTCTCGCTCACCTGGTTACGTAAAGCAGCGAGTGGCCGAACGTGAATCGTCTCTGGCGATGCACCCACGTGCGGACGTGGGTGACGAGGGTTTCTCCCTGGCCGCGGAGTCCGCTCGAGAGAAGTACTGGAAGGCCAGTATTGCCGAGCTGGACTTCAAGAAGAAGGCCGGAGAACTGATCAACGCCAAGGAGATGACGGATAAGATCGTTAACGTCTTTACAATCTGCAGGACCAAGCTGCTGGGTATCCCCACGCGGGCGAAAATGCAGCTGCCGCACCTCTCCGCTTCGGACGTTGCAATGCTGGACGACCTCGTCCGTGAGGTCCTCGAGGAGCTCTCGCTGTCCGCGCTGAACCGTGAGGAAGAGACCGAGAACGAGTTGTGAATCCCGAGTACGTAGCGCCTACGGCCCAGCCAGACGACGTCATAGCGGAGGCTATGCGTGCTTGGCGACCGCCTCCGCGGATGAGCCTCTCGGAGTGGGCGGACAAGGAGTTCGTCCTCTCGGCAGAGAGCGCCGCAGAGCCTGGCCGTTGGCGAACATTGCCGTACCAGAGAGGCATCCTTGACGCCTTCTCCGACCCGGCTGTAGAGCAGATAAGCGTGATGAAGTCTGCTCGTATCGGCTGGACGAAGTGTATGAACATTGTCGTGGCCTACCACATGGTTCAGGCTCCGTGCCCGATCATGGTCGTGCAGCCCACGGTTGAGGACGCCGAAGGATACTCGAAGGAAGAGATTGCGCCGATGATTCGCGACGTTCCGGCGCTGGCAGCACTGTATCCAAGGTTCAAGGCTCGAGAAGCACAGACCATCCTCCACAAGACCTTCCCCGGTGGCTCGCTGTCACTGGTCGGAGCGAATAGTGGACGAGGCTTCCGACGTGTCTCGCGAAAGATCGTTCTCTTTGATGAGATCGACGGTTATTCACCGTCCGCGGGCGCCGAAGGCGACCAGATTAAGCTCGGAATTCGCCGCACGGAGTACTACTGGGACCGAAAGATCGGAGCTGGTTCTACGCCGCTGGTTGCGGGCAAGAGTCGCATTGCGGACCTGTTTGCGGCCGGTGACCAGCGCCGCTACTACGTGCCCTGTCCCCATTGCGGGCACATGGACTATCTGGTGTTCCGCGAATCTGAGTGCGGGCACTACATGGCTTGGCCGGACGGGAAGCCAGAGGACGCGCACTTCGTCTGCAACAAGAACGGCTGCGTAATCGAGCACAAGTACAAGCGCTGGATGGTGGAGCGCGGCGAGTGGAGAGCGCACGCTCCATTCAAGCGGCACGCGTCTTTCCATATTTGGGCAGCGTACAGCTACAGCCCGAACGCTTCTTGGGGACAGATTGCCACGGAGTTCGTGGAAGCCACGGCCCTAGGTCCCGAGCATCTGAAGACATTCATCAACACGACCCTCGGCGAGACGTGGCAGGAACGCGGTGAGGCTCCGGACTGGCTGCGCCTCTATCAGCGTCGGGAGAACTACAGAGTCGCGACGGTACCCGATGGTGTGCTCTTCTTGACCGCAGGAGTAGACGTCCAGCGCGACCGACTGGTCTGGGAAGTTGTCGGTTGGGGGAAGGACAAGCAGAGTTGGAGCATCGATGCAGGCGTGATTCCGGGCGACACCTCGAACGAGGGCGTGGGCGGTCCGTGGGCGAAGCTTGGAGAACTGCTATCGCACGTTTGGTATGGCCCCGAAGGCCAGTCGTTCAATATTCTCATGATGGCCGTCGACTCGGGCGACCAGACGCAGACGGTATACAACTGGTGTCGCAAGTATCCGATGAGCCGCGTAATAGCGGTGAAGGGTTCAGACTCTGCGAAGGCCATCATCAGCGTCCCTACCGCCGTGGACGTCACGGTGCGAGGCAAACGCTTGGCTCGTGGCTACAAGGTCTGGCCCGTGGGTTCGAGTATTGCGAAGAGCGAGTTCTACGGTTGGCTACGCCTCGATCCTCCGACCGAGAACGAGTCAGGATTCCCGCCCGGCTACTGCCACTTCCCCGAGTACGGCGAGGCGTACTTCAAGCAGATAACGGCTGAGCACCTCGTCACAACCAAGGGGAGGGACGGGTTCACAACTTTCGAGTGGCAGCTTATTGCCGGACGCGAAAACCACTTCCTCGACTGTCGCATCTACGCTCGAGCTGCGGCAGCCCTCATGGGACTCGATCGCATGGCAGCCTCATCGTCGCAGCGGCAGCAGCAATCAGCGCCTCCGTCACCGAAGCCGGTGGCAGCGCCGGTCTTGAGCGAGAACACCGCGCCTCGCTCTCGGGCTCCTGGTAGTTGGCTCGGAGGGAGGATCAAGGACAGGACTAAGCGCGGTAGCTGGCTTGGGAGGTAGCACGTGGCTACTTGGACGCAGACCGAAATCAACGAGTTGAAGAAGGCGATTGCGAGCGGTGTGCTCACGGTCACCTACTCCGGACCGCCTAGCAGGTCGGTCACCTATCAGAGCCTCGCGGAGATGCGGAAGCTGCTTGCAGACATGCAGGCGGACGTTGCTGCTGAGGCAGGGACGCGCTCGAATCACCGGTTCGCGGCGCTCCGGAAGGGGCTGTAAGCCATGCAGCAAATGAACTGGCTGGACCGTTTCGCCCTCGCGATCTCTCCGCAGTGGGGGCAGAACCGCATTCGGGCCAGAGTGGTGGCGCAGGAACTCGCACGTCACTACGAGGCTGCCGCTGGCGGACGTAGAACGGCGAACTGGAGGAGCGTTGCGGCCGACGCAAACGTGGCTGCCGGAGGTTCTCTGGCGCTGCTTCGCGGTCATGCCCGCGACCTCGTCCGCAACAACTCTTGGGCGACGAAGGGTCTGCGAGTCATCACCACCAACACCGTAGGTTGGGGGATTTCGGCTAAGGCAGACACTCCCGAACTTACGTCGTTGTGGAGGGCATGGGCTGAACGAACGCACTGCGACGCGGACGGATTGCTCAACTTCTACGGCCTCGAGGCTCTGGTTCTGCGGACCGTCGTAGAGTCGGGTGAAGTGCTCGTGCGCCGTAGGATCTCGCGCAACGTTCCTAAGAGCATCGTGCCTCTGAAGCTCCAGGTACTAGAGCCTGATTTCATCGACACAACGAAGGACGGTCTGACGGGCGACAATGGTGGTCCGATCATCCAGGGTGTCGAGTACGATCGAGACGGTGTTCGAGTCGCTTACTGGCTCTTCGATCGTCATCCTGGTTCGGCGCAGCCCGGATCCTTGACGAGTCGTCGAGTAGACGCGAAGGACATTCTGCATATCTTCGTAATTTTGCGTCCGGGACAGGTCCGCGGCATTACCTGGTTCGCGCCTGTCATCGTCAACCTCAAGGACTTCGACGAGTACGAAGACGCGAAGCTCATGCAGCAGAAGATCGCCGCGTGCTTCTCCGCCTTTGTGACCGATATCGACGGCACGGGCACGGCCGTGGGCGAGCAGAGCGAGGCTGATCCCTTGATCGAGACTCTTGAGCCTGGGATGATCAGCTACCTCCGGCCCGGTCAGAGTGTTGAGTTCGCTACGCCTCCGGTAACCGGCGACATCGGATTCTCGGTGCAGATGCTTCGTAAGGCCGCTGCCGGTCTGGGCGTTCCCTACGAGATGTTGACCGGCGACTACTCGCAGGTCAACTTCTCGTCAGCGAGAATGTCCCGTCTCGACTTCTGGGGCAACATCCACGACTGGCGTTGGAACATGCTGGTTCCACGCCTTTGCGATCCGGTCTGGGACTGGTTCTGCGAGACCGCTGAAATCGCTGGGTTTATCGCCGCTCCCTCCTTGGCGTCGTGGACGGCTCCGCCCGCGCCAATGCTCGAGCCTGACAAGGAGGGCGTCGCACTCAGGAAGCTTGTTCGTTCCGGAGCCATGACGCACGACGAGATGGTGCGTGAACGTGGATACGACCCGGAGACGCACTGGGAGGAGTACGCCGAGGGTCTCAAGCGTCTCGACAAGCTCGGAATCGTGCTCGACAGTGACCCGCGGAAGACGAGCGATGCCGGTCTGATGCAGGAGCGAGCCGGAGCGGGTGGAGGTACCAAGACCGAGAAACCGGCGGAGGATTCCGACGAGTAACGAGTCCAAGTGACGGGTGGCTGAGTTATCTCAGCCACTTGTCTTGACTAGGTTTCACTCGCGTGATAACCTCTACCATGCTTACTCAACGAGCAGGCGACCCAATGGAACTCGAAACCATCGAACGCATCGAAACCCGCGACATTGAGCCGCTCTCGATGCGCGCTTCTTTTCAGCCCGGAAGTGCCGATGTCGAGAAGCGTACCGTCGACATCATCTGGACGACCGGCGCTCGCGTTCTCCGTGGGTTCTTCTGGGAGGAGCTCTCGCTCGACTCGAAGCACGTGCGGATGGCCCGTCTGCAGAGCGGTCGTGCGCCGCTCCTCGGCGACCACTACCGCGGCATCAACGACGTCCTCGGCGTCATCGAGTCCGCTAGTATCGAGAAGGACGAGAAGGGGAACCCCCGCGGGGTTGCGACCGTGCGGTTCCCGAAGGCCGAGGATGATCCTGAGGCCGACAAGATTTTCCGCAAGATTGTAGACGGTATCCTGACCAACGTTTCGGTCGGGTACCGAGTCTACCGCTTCGAGAAGGTCGAGGACGGGGAGGACAAGATCCCAGTCATGCGGGCGATCGACTGGGAGCCTTACGAAGTTTCTCTCGTGGGGATTGGCGCAGACGCAGGCGCAGGGACGCGCAGCGCGGCGGGGATCGCGGAAACGAGGCCGTGCGAGTTCATTTTCCGTGAGGAGAAAGCAATGGAGAACAACACCCAGCCGAAGCTCAAGGTCGATCCAGATCCTTCGGTCGACGACGCAGTTCGTTCCGCGGCGGAGGAGGCGACTCGCAAGGAGCGCGAGCGCGTGACCGGCATCAGCCAGACCGTCCGCAAGGCCGGGCTGGACGAGAAGCTCGCCGAGGATCTTATCGGTCGCGGAGTGAGCCTCGACGAGGCCCGCAAGGTCGTCCTCGACAAGCTCGCCGAGAAGAATGAGCAGACCCGGACCGAGCAACACATGCGGGTCGAGGTCGGTGAGGACGAGCACGAGAAGTTCCGCAAGGGTGCAGAGGCTACGATCTTCCAGCGTGCCATGGTCGCGGACATCATCCGCAAGGCACAGAAGACCGACGTCGCGGGCGAGATCCTGCGCGACGTTGACCTCAGTCCGGGCGACTTCGCCCGCATGAGCATGCTTGACATCGCTCGCGCGTGCCTCGAGAGGCGCGGCATCAAGACTAGCGGCATGGACAAGATGCGAGTTTTCGGTGAGGCCCTGACGTATCGCAGCGGTCTCAACACGACCAGCGACTTCGCCATCCTGCTTGAGAGCGCGATGTATAAGACGCTGCTCGCGGCCTACGCGACGACGCCCGACACGTGGCGCAGGTTCTGCGCGGTCCGGTCGAACCCGGACTTCCGCGACCAGACCTTCTACCGCAATGGAAGCTTCGGGACGCTCGACGCCATCAACGAGCACGGCGAGTTCAAGCACAAGAGCATCCCGGACGGCGAGAAGACCAGCATCGGCCTCGGGACCAAGGGCAATATCATCGGCATCAGCCGCAAGGCCCTGATCAACGACGATATGGGTGCGTTCAACGACCTCGCGACCCGCTTCGGTCGGGCTGCGGCGCTCTCGATCGAGACCGACGTCTACTCGCTGATCAAACAGAACGGCGGTCTCGGCCCGGTGCTGAACGACGGCAAGACCCTGTTCCACGCCGACCATGCGAACATCAGCGCCGGTGCGGTGCTGTCCGTCGACGCGCTGGATGCTGACCGCGTCGTGCTCGCGGTCCAGAAGGACGTGAGCAAGAACGAGACGCTTGCGCTCACTCCGGCCGTCCTGCTCCTGCCGATCGGGCTCGGCGGTCAGGCCCGCGTGATCAACGAGGCGCAGTACGACGTCTCGGTCACGAGCAAGTTCCAGGTGCCGAACAAGGTTCGAGGCATCGTTCGCGACATCGTCGATGTCCCGTACCTGACCGGCACCCGGCGCTACCTGCTCGCCGACAAGGACATCGCGCCCGTCTTCATGGTCACCTTCCTCGAGGGTCAGCAGACGCCGATCCTCGAGACCAAGGAGGGCTGGAACGTTGACGGCACCGAGTGGAAGGTGCGCATCGACTACGGCGTCGCGGCCGTCGACTTCCGCGGTGCGGTGACCAACGCGGGCGTCGCGTAGTCTGCCGAGGTGACGTAGGTCAAATCGAGCCGGTCGTCCTAACAGGCAACCGGTTCCCTCGAGGGAGAGAACAAGATGAAGAACTACGTTCAGCCGGGCGACGTCATGACGTTCACCGCGCCCGCTGGTGGCGTCGAGAGCGGCAGGGGCTACAAGATCGGTCAGTTGTTCGTCGTGGCCGCTCACTCGGCCGACGCCGGCGCCAAGTTCGAG